TCATACGTCACGAAGAGACACCATGCGACCTGTCTTTATATTACGCAAGGTTGATATAGTTAACTCTGGGTTTTCAGCACAAGCCGCAACGATTTGTTTGATTTCCGTCTCGATAGACTCAGGCACCCAAAGCGTTGTTTTAACAAGCCCTTGCTCTTTCTTTTTGCGCTCATAGCGTTGATTACGACTTTCCATTGCAATACCTCATATGTTGCTCCTTTCTTCTGAATCAAAGTTATTGCGAATCCCTTTATCCTCTCCCTCATCGTCTCGATACTCTGCGATTTCACGGATATAGAAGGGGTTACACGTTATCGGTTTGACCACATCGCCCACTTTGATGTTTGCCATACACTCGCTTATCGGTTGTATCTCCAAACCGATATCATGGGGATGAAAAACGGCGTCGTCTGTCGTCCGGTAGAACGCATAATCAAACGTTCGGTTAGCGCCATCGAAATAAGTCATTGCGCCGTTTATGTAGACATCCTGAGTAATGGTTTCGACGTACTGCAAAAGGATGTCATCTTCACTTTGTGGCGGGGCTTCTTGGACTGGAGTCTTTTCAACTGTATGGGTTACCTGTTCAGTTTCGATTACCTGGCCTTCAGACAATTCCGTTAGACTAGGACCACCAAACAACGTGACGTACAAGAACCAAAACAGACCAATGATAAGAGCGATTAACGCCACACCAACCAGCAATATTTTTGGAAACTGAAACTTATGGGTATGTATCTCTGCCGACCAATACACCCCATAGAAGTTAGTATCATGCGCTGTCGGCTTCTTTTTGGCGTTCTTGGACGCATGATAGTCTTTAGGGTCGAAGACGTTCGGAGATTCCCACCGTTTAATGATCTTGCCACCAAACGGATTATGAAAATGAATGTGTCGTCCCGTCAGTTTTCTCAGGTTCTGGTCTGAGAGTGTTGCATCCTGAGTAACAAAGTGGAGGTCATACCCACCATGGCGATGGGTTTCCAGTTTCTTGATTGCATCCGGTACAGGTGAGCCCGCTTTTCGAGGTGGAAAAAACTGCTGGCACTCATCTATCAAGATGATTGAGCCTTTAGGGAGTTCATGCCAAAGGTTCGGGTTTTCGAAGTGCGTAAAATGCAGCCCAAGAGGTTTGACCGCCTCCCATATGTATTCATCGGTCAGCGCTTCATCATCCATATTATCCAATATGGAATTGAGCTTAGAGAGCTTTTGAGACGGGTAGACACGACGCACCCAATATAGCCACGTATCAAAATGGTTGTGAGCCTCATACACTGCCTTGAGCCATGGTACATCATCCAGAGAAACAAACTCATCCTCATCATGGATAGGTTTCATGATCTTGATGAGTTTACGTTTCTCTTTTCCGTCTTTCAGAAAGTGGAAGTACCAGCCATAGAACCAACCAGAAAATGACCGACACACCTCCATATCCAGCATTAGCAGCCGTATATTGTTGTAGTAAAACGGACGCTTCGAGTCTTGACCAAGCACCAGTTCACGAAGGGAATTGAGCGTTTTACTCGCACCGGGTAAACCCGTTCTAAGATAAATCATGCTTCAAACCCTCCCGTTTTGGAGCCAGGTTTATGCCAGACCGTTCTAGACATTGCGCCATTTCGCACACCCTTAAGAACAAGTAACGCCGTTGCCGTACTCAGCATCATATTGAACGCTTTATCCACCCACATCAGACCAAGCAACTGAAGGGCATCAGAAGGCAACCCCGCAAGACTGGTCACCGCTACCTCAAGGAAGTAACCAATCACAAAATCAAAGCCGATAAAGGACGTCACGCCCCAGCCAGCACTAATTAAAACTTGTGCCGCTGTCGTTCCGAAAAATCCCGCTATCCAAGGGAGCGCACGAGCAAACCAGCCGAACAACCATGAGAAAAAGACACCAAAAAATGCACCCATGTGACCCCCTATGAGAACTTAGCAATCATTAAAACGCAGCCAGCACTAGCAGCCAGCATCAACATAGCGCGAACGTACAGCGCCAAATCACAAAACGGCTGATAGGAAATAGTGAATTTCCCAAATATTGGCACTTCATAGACCTTATCTGCCGGACACTGACCATCGAGAGACAGAGCATTGTCCTCATTGTATTTTGTGAGCATGTCATTCAAGGCAACGTCTGGATTACCTAATTTGGTGTAATCGCCGTATTGGTCTTTGTAACCTTTAAGGGAATTCACCAGACCATCACCCGCGGTATTCATATCTGAGGAATCAAAAACGTTGCCACTGGTGAGCGCATTTAATAAACAATTTTGGTCATGGCTTTTTTCTGCCATATAACAGTCAAATGCATTACCCGAACAGCGAAAAGCAGTATTACAAGAAGAGTCTGTTACCGCGGTATTTGAACCGTTAGCAATATCCCGCAAGGTAGACGATAAATTATTATTCATATTGTCTACTGATGAGCCAACACCCGATATGGAATTAGACAAACCGTCTAATTTATTATTGCCATTTTGTATCGATGTATTTATTCCATCCAATTTTGTGTTTGTGTCCGAAATATTATTATCAATACCCTGCAATTGAGTATTCGTGGATTGAATATCAGCATTAATACCATCCAGTTTTTCACCCAATTTATTTAAATCCGGTGTGTAATCTTTGGGCGTATCACCACCGCCGCCACCAGTATCACCACCGCCGCCACCAGTATCACCGCCGCCACCAGTATCACCACCGCCACCGCCAGTATCACCACCGCCACCGCCAGTATCACCACCGCCGCCAGAATCCTGTTCACAGTGAAATTCACTATGACTGGTTGCGTTATCACATGATGCCGTAAATGTGCCGCCACCATTCACACAACGAGCACGTTCCCACTTCAATGATTCCTGATACGAATCACTCTCACAGTAAGGGACAGGACACTGTCCAAGGGCATCGGGTTGACTGCCATCAGAGCACAAACAATTCCCCTCAACATCAGGGGTTTGACCATCAGGACAGGAGGGGACAGGCTCACATTTTCCTGTAGATTCATTGGGAGTTTCACCATTTGGACAGGCATCTGAGGGGTTAATAAGACTCAATAAGGTTTTGGTATACCTACTAGAGTGCCCACGAACAACAAGATTGCCGCCGCCACCATCAGCAGTACTTATGCTTTCAACAGTACGCATACGACGTCCAAAGAGCACCTGTTCACCAATATAACAACCACCCGCTGAGGAAGTAACCTTATCACCCTTCTTATAATTACAAGCGGAAGAAGAAACAAACGAACTAACAGTGTAAACCTTGGAGTAAGAATAAAAAGAAACAAACAAGGACAATAATATAAATAAACGCTTCATATCATTCTCCTCATCGCATCGGTAATAACTAATAATGCAAATATCTGCACCAAGTCATTCATAGAAAAATACAACATAGCCAGCCCAACGTATTATTTGAATAAAAAAAGGGACATGAAGCCCCTTTGATATATAAAAGATATGTAGCGCAGATATTAGAAGAACGAAGCCTTAACCCAACGGAATACCAGCGCAACACCACACATGCCTAGAATGGAGCCACCCACCGCAGAAATGGCGGGAATACCGGAGTCCGTAATAACTTGAGTTCCCGCAGTCACATCAATAGTGGGAGCTGCACCGCCAGCAGCGTAAACGCTATTTGAAATAGCAACGGAAGCGCTTAAAGCCAACATACTAATTTTATTCATATCAATGCCTATAGCCTAAATGTTGTTGAATAGATTTAATTACAAAGACCGTTGAATACAGCGCCACCACAGCACCTAAAAGTAGGGTTATATCGGTGTTGCTGATTCGGTCTATACCTTGTGTCAATTCCTGAGCTGTATAGAGCGCAGTGAACGGACACGTCCCGTCAGATGACAATGCCTTGACAGCCAAAACCCCATTTTCCGGATTAACGCACAGCATCCATCACCTCACAAAGATTCGTTATTTCGCGGTCACAGGGAGCGCAAACAGATTGTTGTTACTGCCAGATACGGTCTGACCGTCTGGGCGGGTAAAGTTGAATTCGCGCTGTTCAATCCAGAAATCCAATTCCTTATCGACAATTTCCTCAAGGGTTTTGCCGTTTTGCGCGTCTTTCCATAGTTCAGGGGAGACCTTGACCTTAATCACCTGAGAAGGCTTTTTAACAGACAACAGGAAAGTGCCACTCACAATGACCTCCCCAGTCTGTTCACGGACATAGGAGTTTTGTTGAATGTCATCGATGTCTTGAATTCGACCTTTAATAATCATGTTGTGTATCTCTCTGGTTAGTTAAAATTGATTGCGACAGTTATTGACACAAGTCCAAGCCCCCGCTGGGCGGGGTCGGCGCTACGCTCGAATCCGACCACCACACATCGGGGGGAGCGTTATCGAGCGTATAAACCGATTCTTCATACATAAAACTAGGTTCGATAGAGGGCATATCGAGATAGAAACACGCCTCTTCACACGCGCGTTCGTATTCTTCTTGCTTCATGGCGTAATACTCCATTTCCTCCTCGAGCGAATTGAAAATGAGCTTAGTGCCATTCATCATATTGCGAATGCCGCGAATGAATTGTTTCTTGTTAGCAAATCGCCACTCTTTAAAGCGGGTAGGGATGGACTTACCTTTGAAAAGAATCCCGCGGATTGCTGCACTCATTTCATCCCCGTATCGCGTCTGTTTGAACAGTCCATCTACGTTGACCTTTTTGACGTACTCAGGGCGAATGGTCTGTTCATTTCGCTTCACAAACACACCGCCCATGGCAATGATGAAGCGTTTAAAATCGCCCTCATCAGCAGCACGGCGGATGGACTCAAGAACGAAATGCTCGTCCTTGGTCAATTGATTACCAACAATCACGGCATCATCCTCTTTGAATTCTTCACGGAAACGGCGCATTTCACGCCATGCTGTCACCGATGGACCGCCATAGAATTGGAATTGCTTGATACCCTGAATGCGGTTGAAAGAGACCACAGCCTGTGCCGTGTCCGAACCTTTCAAATCAGTCTCTCGGTCTGACTCTATGTTGTTTCCGTCGATGTTTTTCGAAAGGTATTTAGCCACGTAGCCAACGGCGCTACCTTTGTCCCAGTCGATGATTTCTTTCTTGAATCGATACTTCTTTGCTCCACGCTCATCTGGACTATCTGACAGAGCGTGTTTTCTAAGTAGTCGTGACACTGTTCTTTCATTTGAGGGCTCAAAGAAGAACAGCATATGGTTGTGCGGTGTACCATCATGATGTGGTTCAACAACGCGTAATCCGTAGATTTTAATATCATTCTTATCCAGCTCTTTTCGAAAGGCATCCGTAACAGACAACAGGTGGCGGTGAGCATCCAACGCCGTTGGTTTTCCTGCTTCCAACCATGCTGGATTCACTTCATCACCACTGTACACGTGGAAGCGTGACGGGGCAGTGACCGTGTAAAATGCTGCCATGTGTCCCGATTCCTTTGCGATTTCTTCAAATGCTTTTAGGCGCACAAACATTTCAGCTTGACGCACACGGGGGTTAGAAACGGATTTGGCTGAGAGCTCCTGGAGCGTGAACCATGTGGATTCATCGTCTTCCAGATAGCACACGGTATTGACCAACGCCTGCTCCGTGTCGGAGCGACGCTCTTTCATCACGCTCACGCCATGGCGGGAGCAATAAGCATCTTGTGATTTGTGAACCAACATCAGGTCACGTGCAACCCCTTCCACACGGGAAAAGTACACGCGGCGCAGCTGACGGCGTAGCCACTTATCACAGCAAACGCGATTGCACAGAGACTCAAGTTCAAGATTATCTTTCTTCTCTTTCACCAACTCTGGACGGAAAGACAGCCCCAAACCCGCTATTAAGGTTTGCGCCTTATCAAAGCGCGATGTGATGTCGTCAATTTTGAGCAAAGTACGGGCGAATGCTCGCGATTTGGATTTCGCCAGCTCGACGATTTCCTCATCGTTTCGAGCGTAGCGAATGCCATCCTCACGCAACCTTTCATCCGCTTTTTGAATCATGGTCAACGCAGTAAAATAGTCTTTACGCTCAAGGATATTGGTGAACGCTCGAACCATAGAGGGAGCAAAATCACCATGGCGCTTGACCGCATCAAACAGAGGTTTACGCCAGTTGGTCAGGCGAACCTTAGACTGTTTAGTTCTGGGCAAAGACAAGGCATCAATCGATTTTGCCAACTCGTCGCGCATGTCGGACGAGGGCAGAGCAGGGCGAGTGTGGTCTTTATACGCCTTAGTGATGTCAAGTTGATAATCGTGACATTCGTCATATCGAGGGCGCATCGGGTCAGACACTTGAACAAAGTCCACCGTCTGCCATTCACCCGTTGCCAAATCATGAACCAATTCGCGAGCCATAAGTTAACCCTCGCTCTCAATAGACTGAATGAGAATGGATTTGGGGTTAACTGAGCTTTTTATATCGTCAAACTCAGCAACAGTTATTGAGCCGTCTTGCATTGCCTCGATAACAAGTGGTTTTGACATAGGGTTGGGTAGATATACGTCAATAACCTCTTGATACATTGAATCGGTAATATCAGCTTCAGTGAATCCAGCAAAAAGCAGAATAAGGAGACAAATTGCAGCTACAAAAACCGCAACGTAAATTAGTTCTGGCTGGTCGTCGAAAATATTCATTTTGATGCCTCGTCAATCTGAGCGTTAACAGAGTGAATCAGGCGGCGGGTCATTTCGCAGTCAGCCAAGGCGCGGTGAGCGGTGAGGTCAGAAACATCGATATTTTGCTGTTTGCAAGCATTGACCAGAGACTGCCATCGATATTCGTCAGAATTGTAATAGCACTCGCCATAAAACTCTGAATACCAAAGCATGGCACAGACAGGCGTGACCAAATTAAACATTTCCTCCACAGATTGCAGATAAGCCGCGTTACAGTGTAGCGCCAGAGATTGGAAAATCATTCGCGTATCAAAGTCAGAGTTATACGTAATGATTCTGCGACCATTGAGCAATGGCAGGAAATGACCAGAAAACACCATATGAAAATCCAAGGCGTCTTTTACATCTTCATTGGTTATGCCGTGAATATGCGTGGCATCGGCTGGAATTGGTATTGTGGGTTTAACCAGACTATCAACTATAATTTTACCCGAATGGGCACAAATAGCTGAGAGTTCAACAATTTGAGCGCTGTTATCTAATCCGGTTGTTTCGGTATCCAGTATTACAGCGTTTTCAAAGTTAAGTTTTTTCATTGCAATCACCTCGACTGATTGGGTGACCGCCATGAGCGGAGCGTCGAGGTCTCACACTCAAAGCGGTCGAATTTATGACTAGTGGCAACGTCCAGAAGCCATAAACAGGCTAAGACAAGATTTGCATGCTTGGCAACTGCTAGATGCCAAGTGCCACTTGATTTAGAATTGCACTAGGAGGTAGAAAACATGTTAAAAACAATTGATCTACTTGATAAATTACGCGTTGAAAAACAATTACATAGCGATAGAGAAGTTAGTAGATTCTTGAACTTAAGCCATTCTAGCGTTCAAAAATGGCGTCATGGCGGCACAATGAGTGATGAAATGGCAGCTGAGATTGCTGAAATACTCGAGTTAGATGTAGAAATGATTTTGCTAGGGATAATCGCGGAACGTTCGAAAGACAAGGTATTTGCAAAGAAGATTAAGATCCTAGTAGATAAAAAGAGTGCAGCTTAA